GAAACATTGTTCTGGAAACTTAATGCTGTGGCCACACGCATTTACAATGCCTATGAAATACAAATGGATGCTAAGATAGCACGTCGTTTAGAAGAACTACAGAAAGATTACGGGCATTACCCGATTTGTATTGCCAAGACGCAGAGTAGTTTTAGTGATGATCCTACAAATAAATTGGCTGCAACTGAACGGCATGTTTTAACAGTGCGTGAATTACGCCTATGTAGTGGTGCTGAATTTATTGTAGCAGTATGCGGCAACATCATGACCATGCCAGGCTTACCAGAACGACCAAACGCAGAACGTATTGGCATCGATAAACAAGGACGCATAGAGGGATTGGACTAATGAGTGAAACACTAATTGTAATGGCTTCAGTTGTGGTAGTTGGATTGTTACCTATAGTTATTATTGCCGCATTGGCTATACGGGCTATCAACAAGTCGTTGACTCAAATTGAATCTGCAGTCTCTGAACGTAGTAATAAGTTTGACGAGAACATTGAAAATATTAATCAACTGTTAGATCAAAAAGATCAACTTAAATAGTTTTCTATCACACTGCTCAGTCTAGCTCCTAGTGTGATAGCCTCAAGCCCAATGTTTAATTGCATTGGGCTTTTTTTATTTGACAAACATATTTTAATCTTGTAAAATATTACTATGACACAATATCCTTATGTAGAAGATTATCTAGAATTGCTTGGAGGTTATGCTCCTAACAATCCTGCCACTTGGATTATGCCAACATCTAAACCTGTTAGTCTTGCTCGCTATGATATTGCTATTGTAGACAGCATGAGCTCACATACTGTATTTGGTGGAGCACTAACTGATCGCCAAGCGGATCTATGTGTTAGATTGGTGCTTAAATATCGTAGACAATTTGCTAAACTTAATGTAGATGTAACCCCTGTGGAGAATCCACAGTTTCGTTTACCGGTACGTAAATTAGATCGCAGCCGACGTATATGGTTAGATGATCAACGGATTGGTATACGATTTCCCTATGACCGTAGTCTAATTGACAGTCTTCAAGACTATAAGAAAACAAGTCAAGGTAGTACCAATTGGGATAATGAAGAAAAGATCTGGTGGTTTGGCTTAACTGAAGCAAACGTCAATTGGGCAGTCACCTGGGGAGAAACTTATAATTTCGAAATTGATCCATTGGTTAAAAACCTAATGAACAGTATACTCGAATGTGAACAAACTCCTTATGAGATCAAACTCGTAAGAAACTCAGACAGCTTCACTATCACCAATGCCGCTGAAAGTTTAATTAACTATGTAAATGACCATTTAGGTGGGTTCGGTTTGGAAAATGCAGTTAAACTAATCGACAATTCGGGTGTCTTAGGATATACATACGATGAGAATTTAGTTCGTCCTGCACTATTAGATTTGTTTAAAGACCAACGCAATGCACATGTGCTACCCAGTAATAGTAATATAGATCTAATATTTCAATATGCAGAGTTAACTGGTCGTTATCCTGTATGTATCTATGATCCAAGCATGCGCGGGGTAGATCTATCAAAATTCAGTGATAGAGATATTGTACGCTTTGGTCCAAATGGTAAAACTAACAGTAGCGATTATAACATCTATGATGTTAAAGTAGTATATGCTAACAAGATTCCTTCGACATGGAACCATCCAGTTCCATTGTTGGTAACCACACAGGAATTACTATATGGTGGTAAACGTATGGAATGGCTTAACACTGCGGAAAAAGTAATTTACTACTGTAATACCTTATTAAGGGAAAATGATTAATGGCATCAGCCAAACTAATAATTAAAGATGAAGTCAATGTTAAGATTGAAGGACTTGAATTAACTGAACGTAAACATCTTAGTAACAAATTCAAATATGAAATTCCTGGCGCACGTTATTTGCCAGCAGTTAAACTAGGCCGTTGGGATGGTAAAGTAGCATACTTTCAACTTGGCGGCAGTACCTATACAAATTTACTTCCTGAAATACTTCCTTATCTAGATGAACGTGGCTATGATATCGAATTAGATGATCAGCGTGACTATCGAACACAGTTTGATTTTGCTGAAGTGACAGAACAGACATTTGCACATAAAGTTTGGCCACCTAAACATCCTGTAGCAGGGCAACCTGTGGTTCTACGTGACTATCAAATTGAAATCATTAACAAGTTCCTAAGTAACCCACAGTGCCTACAGGAAATTGCCACAGGTGCAGGTAAAACACTTATCACAGCCGCACTTAGTTATAGTTGTGAACAATATGGCAGAACTATTGTAATTGTTCCAAATAAATCATTAGTAACACAAACAGAAGCAGACTATGTTAACCTAGGCCTAGATGTTGGTGTATACTTTGGCGATCGTAAAGAGTTTGGTCGCACACATACTATCTGCACTTGGCAAAGTCTTAACATTCTACTTAAAGGCACTAAAGCACATGAAGTAGACATTACCATACATGAATTTTTAGAAGATGTTGTATGTGTTATGGTTGACGAAGTACATATGGCCAAAGCAGATGCACTTAAAACATTACTTACTGGTGTTATGGGTCAGATACCGATTCGCTGGGGCTTAACTGGCACAATTCCTAAAGAAATGTATGAGTTTATGGCTTTAAAATGCTCAATCGGAGACGTTATTGGCCGTTTGAGTGCCAGTGAATTACAAGACCAGGGTGTACTAAGCAACTGTCACGTTAACATTCTACAGCTGGTAGATCATGTTGAATACAAAGACTATCAAAGTGAGTTGCGCTATCTATTAGAGACCGAGGAACGGCTAGAGTATATAAGTAAACTAATAGAGACTATTAGAAAAGATGGTAATACTCTTATCCTAGTAGATCGAATAGCCCCAGGAAAAGCCCTTGTTGAAAAGATTAAAGACGCTGTATTTGTCAGCGGTGGAACTAAAGCAACTACTCGTAAAGAAAGTTATGATGAATTTGCCACGAACGATAACTTTGTTGCTGTTGCCACTTATGGCGTTGCGGCTGTTGGTCTTAACATTCCTCGTATTTTTAATCTTGTGCTTATCGAGCCTGGTAAATCTTTTGTCAGGGTCATCCAAAGCATCGGGCGTGGTATTCGCAAAGCGGAAGACAAAGACTTCGTCCAAATCTGGGACGTAACATCAACCTGTAAGTTTGCCAAAAGGCATCTTACAACTCGTAAGAAATTTTATACTGAAGCAAACTATCCATTTGCTGTGGAGAAAACGGAATGGAAATAGCACAAGCAAAAATAGTTTATTTAAATTTACCTAAATTGCCTGCTGACTTAGCAACCAAGCTGATTACATTATCAGAAAATAATAAGTCTAACGAGACTGGCAAAGAATGGATAGAGAAATTTCATAATAATTCTATTAGAGCAGTAAGTCATGTTTATGATCGAGATACTTCTATTTTAACTGATGCAGTGTTAGAAGAAATTAATGATCTATATAGTTTATACTTCAATGAAAGATTAGTAGCTGCACTTGGTAAATTAAAAAATACCTACACAGACGGATTGCCGGCCGAGTTACCGCCACATTGTGATAGGCAAAGACAAATTTCTATAAACTATTTACTCGAAACCGGTGGAGATGATGTTCGCACCTGTTTCTTTAAAACCCCGCGACATGTATATGACCTAAGTCAATCAGAAAATGATAGATATGAAAATTTAGAATTAGATTTTAAAATATCTATACCTAAAGAAACCTGGCATTCATACAATGTTCAATATTATCACAGTGTAGAAAATATCTACGAACAAAGACTATTATTTTCTATACTTCCTGAGAGTAACCCAGATTTTGATACTTTTAAAAAACGATATCAAAATCTTATTTTGGAGCCTTCATGCATATTTTAACTTTAGACAACCAAGCATACGAAATGAATGAAATACCGGACGAAGTTGAAGACTTACGTTTTAGTATTTTAGACAATAGCGATCCGAAGAATCCAGACTATTTCTTTATTCCGTTAATTTTTTTAGAAAGTTTTAACAGTCCAGCATTGGTCTTGACCATTGGTGGTAATATTGTTAAAATGCCAATTGACTGGCAGGTATTAATCGGTGAGCCCGACATTGGTGACTTAGAGGTGATTCCTTTAACATCAATTAATGATCGAGGTTTTAGTGCATTTACATTCAATCCTTTGAGCAGTTATAAACCAGAATTTCATCCAATCGAAGTAGTAGACATTTATCAAGATGTTAAATGGTATTTCCCTAAACTACGTCCAGGTCAAATGTTATCAGTCCCTATTACTTCGGGAGAACGACCACTGTGTGCTTACTTTGTTAAAGATATTAGTCGCCAAAGCGAAATAGTGGATTATTCAAGGATTTGGTAATATGGGCACACTAGAACCTGGCGCAATCTACATATACGAGCGAGTTGACGACGTAACCTATGCCCGTAAAATGGGATCTACTGATAGAATTGAAATTGGCCGCACGTATAACGCAAATAACGGTTGGGAAGAAGAATTGTTGTGGAGAGAAATACGTCAAACAGCCAAGAACAATTCCACTTTACAAGAAGCATTAGATTATGTTATAATGATATATAAGTTATCAAAGGAATATAAAGATGGCATTTGATCCTAGACAATTTAAACAAAAGAAAAAACGTGCAGTAGATCCAAATGCACCTCCTAGACCTAACCTAATGTCGCATGATAAAGTTATCCGCGAACAAAAGGATGTAATTATAGCTCTTGAAGAAAAGGTAAGATTTCTATCAGAAGAAGTTTCTCTAATGAAAAGTAAATATCGCGACATGCAACAAAGCATAGAACAAATCTTAAGTGTATTGCGTAGGGGCAGATAATGGCTGTTAATAGCGACCCGTTATATATTGGTAACGAAATGGCAGCATTTGATCGCAAGGATCGTAGTTACTATGACAAGTTTACTGATGAAGAACGTAAGAAATTCAGCACATATCTAATGTTGCGTTATGGTGCTACAGTAGCAGGCAGTGCAGATCTACAGGCCTACTATCTAATGGCTACTAACGAGCGTGTAAACAAAAACTTCTTTGACTTGGGAAAACATCCTAAGCTACAATGGTTATTGTGTACTACTGTTAGTCCTAACATGGGCAAACAACATCACAGTTGGATGGCCAGTAAGAAGAAAGAAAGTAATAGCAAAGTGCAAAAGTTTCTACAGGAATTATATCCTAATTATAAACAAGACGAAATTGAACTGTTAGCAAAGATAAATGATCAACGAGATATTGAAGACATGGCAAGAAAACACGGCGATGACGACAAGTCAATTAAAGCCCGTTTCAAATAGTTTTAAGTGTAAGTATTGCTCAAAAGAATTCCGTAGAGAATCGACTCTTGCGGCGCATCTTTGCGAAAGCAAACGTCGTTGGCAACAGGAAAAAGAAATAGGAGTTCAGTTTGGGCTTCGAGCATACTTACGATTCTTTGAGCTAACACAAGGTTCAGCTAAATCTAAATCATATGCAGATTTTGTAACAAGTCCTTATTATCTAGCATTTGTGGCATTTGGTCGCCATATAGTTGAAATTCGTGCTGTTAATCCTAAAGCATTTATTGATTGGATAATTAAAGAAAATAAAAAGTTAGATCACTGGACTCATGAAGTTGTATATGTAGAATATCTAAAACAATACATGCGTCGAGAAGCAATACAAGATGCGCTTGAACGTGCTTTACTGGAGATGCAACGACATGTGGATGAAAATACAAACAAATTTCCTAACGGGTTCAGTGACTATTTTAGATTGGCTGGCGCAAATCGTATTTGTCATCATATCAGTAATGGGCGTATTAGTCCTTGGATTGTGTTCAATTGTGAATCTGGTGTGGGATTTCTCGAGTCGCTTACTGAAGAACAGGTAGTTTTAATATTGCCGTGGATTGATCCAGATTTTTGGCAACATAAGTTTTCTAACTATGTAGCAGACACAGAATGGATCAAATTAATTCTTAAAGATGCGGGATTATAATGGAAGAATTAATAAAAGAATTAAAAAATGAAATAATGTTATTGCGTACAGATATACTGTTAATATCGTATGATGTAAGTAAACTGCGCGAACAATTAGATAGACTCGAAGGTGCGTATTCCCAACCACAAGAATCAATTGGTATTGCTCCAAACACTCCGCCACCAGATTTTATTACTGAGGAACTAATGTGAAATTTCGTTCAGACATTGACATTGACTTTGCAGATCGCGACGAAGTAATTCGTTTACTTGATGTTACACCTGCCAGTATCTTACGCGATGGTCAATTAGTTAAACATAACACAGGGGTATATGCCACTGAAATCCCTGTAGATCCATTTACTGGTCAGGCAAGTTTGGATTATAATATTGCAGAAGATCGTGGCTATGTTAAACTAGATTTTCTTAATGTTAATCTATACAAACAAGTTAAGAGTGAAGATCACTTACTCGAATTAATGAAGGAGCCTGATTGGGCTCAGCTTTATGATCCAGAGATATGTAATAAACTCATGCATGTTAATGGACATTATGACTTATTATTACAAATGCCGCAACCTGTAGATACTATTCCTAGATTAGCTATGTTCTTGGCTATTATTAGACCAGCTAAACGTCATCTTGCTGGTAAGACTTGGAAAGAAGTTGCTGAGACCGTGTGGGATAAACCTACAGATGATACTTATTATTTTAAGAAAGCCCATGCAATTAGTTATGCACAACTTGTGGTAGTTAATATGAATCTATTGAATTTTGCGAACAAGGGTGATACTGCGGCGTTTTGATCTTTTCTGAGCTATTTCTCTAAGACTTACATAAGGCCCGTGTTGTATAATTACATCTTTGCTATTAAATGTTTTTAAACACGGTCTGAACTCAAACCAATCTTGCTTTAAAAATACATTAATGGGCACAAGCCTATTACTTTCCCACCACCACTGATCTGCTAATTCTAAATAACGCCCTTTCTGATCCAATGACTTTAATAGAGCATAATCATAAATGGTTGTAATAAATTCATCACTATTCTGTATGATACCAATATAATCATTACCGCCGTAGGTTAGATAGCTAATAAACGGGTATTGATCTAATAAATTCTTGTAACTATCTTCCATTGGACTCTGCTAAATATGTTATAAGGATCGAGACATAAAGTGCCTATAATCACAAGTTATTTAGCTATTCAAAAATTACCCGTTGAAGTTTTGGACTTCTCGAATCCTTCACTCAGAACAAGGAACAGACCCGTGTATGCACGCCCAATAAAAGTCTATCAAGGAATAGATAATCCAATTCAAATAGTAGTTAAGAATCAGGACCAAAAACCTGTAGATTTAACGGGATATAGTGTACAAGTTGATATCCAAGATCCAAACAATCAAGTAACGGCATATAGCTTTGCCGCTAACAGTAGTGCTCAATATAGTAATTTAACTATCGGTACCACTACAATATTGTTTACATCAGCCATAGTTAATAGTCTAGATCAACGTTTTTACAAAATAACTACACGTATTATAAATGAAACAGACAGCACTGAAGCACCTTTATACGCAGATGATAATTTTAATGTACCGATTGATTTAGAAGTGCTACCAGCATACTACTCAACTGCTAATCCTGTTTACAATGTTACTGAAACAGTTATCGATCCAGGACTATTACCATAATGGCAACAACTTATAGCAATGTACAAGTTAGCAAAGTATTAACTCTACGCGGTAATACTATACAAAATAATCGTTATACTGGTATCGCGGGCGAGATCACAGTTGATACACAGGTTAATAGTATTAGAATTCATGATGGCAGTACTTTAGGTGGCCATCCAATTACATCAGCCATTGATACTTCACAACCAGTTACTGGTAATTTGATTCCTAGTGCCAATGTTGCATATAGTTTAGGTAGTCAAACATACCAATGGAAAGATTTATGGGTCAGCAGTAATACTATCTATATTGGTGGCACTCCTTTAAGTATTAATTCTAGTGGTAATTTATTAGTTAATGGCAATGTAGTATCGGGTAGCGGTGGCGGAAATAGTTTAATCAACGGTAATAACATAGTAAGCCTTGATAGTAATGGTGGATTGAACTTAGCCAATGTTGGTCTAATACGTGCTCCGAACAATGGAGCAGGTGCAATCAATCTAGCATCAGATTATTTTGTACAGATGCAATGGTCAGCAAACTCTAATACAGTTGATCCTAACGCTGATTGGACCGGATCAACTACTTGGGTCTATGTTGACAATGGTGGATTCCACGTTGAAGCTATCACGCCTGGTCATGATGCTTATTGGAATTTTGATACTGCTGGCAATTTTACATTCCCAGATAACACCATACAAACCACAGCATTTAGTAATGTTGCTCTATCTAACTACCTTGCTGGCACGGTTACTATTGGTAATTTAACAGTACAAGGTAATATTACTACAGTTAATACAGAAATAGTACAACATAACGAAATAGTCGCTGGAAATATTACCAGTAATAGTTACGTCACTGCTCAATACTTCCAAGGTGGAGCAGCAAGTCTATCAACGGTTAATACAACAGGTAATGTTACAATAGGTGGTAACTTAACTGTATATGGCAATATCTTAACCTTCGGCAACGTAACACAGGTATTAACTACGGTATACGGTAATACTGGACAGTTCTTTGGTGGATCAAATGGCTTTGGCGCACTATACGCAGGTATAGCTTCTGGTTATTCAGTGCAGTCACAGACTGTATTAGAGTTGGCCAGTAATTACAACGGATACAGTCAATTAAATCTACAAAATATTAATTCGGGTAATTCAGCAAGTGGCGATATTGTAGTTACTATGGACAATGGTAATGCTACTGTTGGCTACATTGACATAGGTATTAACAGTTCAGGATTCACTGGCGGTAGTGGAAATGAATTAAACTACCCAGGTGACGGTTACTTATATGTTTACGGTAACCCACTTACTGGTGGCGGTAATTTATTATTATCAACTGCATTAAACAATGATATTGTATTCTCAACAGGCGGACAAGGATCAGCTAATGAACTTGGTCGTTTTGTTAACTCAACAAAAACATTTAAAGTAACTGGTAATATTACAGCTACCGGACAAATGACAATCGGCAGTACTAATGTTATTGCTAACTTAGGTGCTACTGCTGGGACGCTAACAACAATTAACGCTAACCTGGGTGCTACATCAGGTACGTTGGCAACTATAACTGCTAACTTAGGCAGTGTTGCTGGATCACTTGCTACCCTAACTGCTAACGCTGCTGTTCAAGCAGGTAACTTAGCAACTATAACAGCTAATTTAGGCGCAGTAAGTGGTTCATTAGCAAACTTAACAGCCAACACCGGCGGACTTGCTGGTGCAATTGTCACAGCCAACACAGCAATGAAAGGCTATGTTGACAGCGTATCAAATAATACATCGTATGGTAACAGTAACGTAGCCGCATACTTGGTAGCCAACCCACAGGGATCTACTTACAGCAATAGTAATGTAGCCAGCTATCTACCAACATATTCAGGTAACGTTAACGCAGGGAATGTTAACGCAACATACATCTACGCATCAGGATACGTATCAACAGGTGCGGTATATAGTCCGACTATTGGTAACACAGGCGCAACACTAACCGGTACATTATCAACTGCGGCGCAGCCAAGCATAACACAAGTTGGTGTACTAACTAATCTAACTGTTACAGGTAACATCACAGCTAATGCTGGCGCATATTTTATTGGTAATGGAGCATTATTAACTGGCATAGTTGCTTCAGGTACAACATATAGTAATAGTAACGTAGCCAGTTACTTGCCTACGTACTCAGGTAATATTGCCAACGTTCGTTTAGGTAACAGCGGAGTATTAACCTTTGCTGATGGTACAACAATGACCACAGCCGCCTCAGGTGTAGGTAGTACATATAGCAATACTAACGTAACAGCATACTTAACCAGTGTAAGCATTGGACCTTATGCTAACGCCAACGTTATTGCTTACCTAACTACAAATAATATTGGCCCATATAGTAATGCCAACGTAATTTCCTACATCACAGCTAATAATATTGGGCCTTATGCTAACGCTAACGTAGCCAGTTACTTGCCTACATACACAGGTAACGTAGGTGCTGGTAATATTGTTGGTACAAGTGCTAACACTACAATTACTGCTAATAACTATACCACAACATTTGACATAACCGGTAATGTAACATTCCCAGGCAATATTATCACTACTCAATACCTATATGGTAATGGTGCGTTCTTAACTGGTATTGTATCAAGTAGTGGAAGCAGTAACTACAGCAACAGCAATGTGGCCGCATACTTACCTACATACACAGGTAACGTGGGTGCTGCTAACGTTAATGCCAACTATGTTTACGCAACTAATTATGTATCAACTGGAGCAGTGTATAGTCCACAAATTGGTAATACTGGTGCTACACTAACAGGTACATTATCAACAGCTGCACAAACAAATATAACACAAGTTGGTACACTGACTAACCTAACTGTTACTGGTAACATTACAGCTAATACTGGTGCATATTTTATTGGTAATGGTGCGTTCTTAACTGGAATAGTTGCTTCTGGTACAACATACAGCAACAGTAATGTGGCCAGCTACTTGCCTACATATTCAGGCAACATTGCTAATGTACGCTTAGGTACAAATGGCAAACTAACATTTGCTGATGGTACAACAATGACCACAGCTGCAACTGGCGGCAGTAGCAGTTATGGCAATAGTAACGTAGCAGCATACTTACCTACATATTTTGGCAACGTTGGTAATGTTACCTTTGGTGCCAGCAGTATTAGTTTTCCACTAGGCACACAGTTCTTTGAAATTAACAATCTAGACAGTGAAATACAAGTACCATATCAGTTTACTATTAATACCAGCGGTGGCAGTGTACAGTATACCTTTGGTAA